ATGTGTTATCTTCGCTACCACATCAATACCAGGTCGTTCAATCTTGTTTAACATCATGTTACCTAATGGGGCGTGCTTTTGGCGTTTGCCTATCTCAGCGTTTTTCCAAAAATCGTATGATAGAGCCGATGTGCCGAATATGCAGACGCACGAGTTGGAACTGTGGAACAGTCTCAGTTATTATCCTAGCATTACTGCTTTTAGCTTTTTAGAAGGTAAGAATGGCAAATATTTGGGGCTTGATAAAAAGTTTTATCACGGACAGTATTTATTTACTATTGATTGGGCTCATCCTGATCCCGCCACTTTGGATGTTGAACATTCTGAAATACCTCAAGAACATAAGTGTGCACATATATTGGCTCTTGATAACGGGAATTATGCAGCTCAGCCTAATAATCGTATTCTGTGGCATGTTGCTCACTACACTACTGATACATCTTGGCCTGACTATAAAGTCCAAAATACTTATTGGGATGCGGAAAATAAAAATTTTGTAACGGAAGATACTGACAGAATGTTTTATGGTATAATTAAGAAAGAGGATTAATTATGAACTTTAAATGGGACTTAAAAAAAGAGGTAGACAGTAGAAGAAAGCAGGAATCTGCACTAGCTATTCTTAGAAAAAGAAGCAAAGAATCTATTGCTAGACCTAAAGCAACAACAAATATTACTTCGAAAGATCCTAGACTACAGGGCATTTAATGTCAAAGGTCTATTGTAAACTATGTGGTCATAGATGCCACTGTGTAGGACAGGGTTACTTTGTAAGTAGTAATCAATGTGGAACATGTATTTGTGATAGATGTGATCACAAAGGAATATTAGTTTTAAATAAGGAGGTTAAAATGAAAAAATTGTGGAAAAAATTCGTAGAATGGTTATGGGGTTAATATGAGTAAGTGTAAACAGTGTGAAAAAGAGTTTCAACCAAAAGATGAGCTAGATCAATTCTGTAGTCAGGATTGTAAAGAGGAGGCATTAGCTGAATTAGATTCTGGTTCAGATGAGTGCCTATCATGTCAGTAAAAATTTCAGAAAACACAAGTATTGGTCTTCCATTACGAAACTTAATTGGTTTGATCGGTGCAATAGTTGTAGGTGCCTGGTTTGCGTTTGGTGTCATTGAAAGACTCAATCAATTAGAAACTAAAAATCAATTATTTGAAAAAGATTTACTAGAAGCATCGGTTCAAAAGCCAATCGACCAGGAGCAATTTATGATTCTGGAATGGCAAGCAACTCAAATAGAGAAGATGCAAAAAATGTTAGAAGCAAATGTACATACAGGTGTAATGTTATCTAGTCATGAAAAAGAAATAGAGAAATTAAAAAAAGATATTGAGAAATTAAAAGATGCAACAAGAGACATTAAGTTTGCAAATGGTAATGGAGCACATTAATGACAAAAATAGTTATAGCATTATGCTTGTTTTTAAACGGAGAACTGATAGAACATAGAGTACAAGAATCAATGGGTACATGTTTAAAAATGAAACGTGAAGCAACTCGCAATATGAATATGGAAAACAAACAACTAGTTTGTGGTGAAGTAAAAGCTATTATGGCTAAAAATGTTGACGGTAGTGAAAGTATTCATAAAATAATAATAGAATCAAAATAAAAAATGAATTTATCTAGAAACTTTACTCTTCAAGAGTTAATTAAATCGGATACAGCAATCCGTTTAAATATTGATAACAATCCTAACGGTGATCAAATTGACAAGTTAAAACAACTTTGTGAAAATGTACTGCAGCCAGTACGTGATCAATTCGGTAGAGTAAAAGTGACTAGCGGATTTCGTTCTCCTGAGTTATGTTTAGCTATTGGAAGTTCAGTTAATTCACAGCATGCCAAAGCCGAGGCCGCAGACTTCGAAGTAATTGGTGTAGATAATGCTGAACTAGCAGATTGGATAAACAAGTGTTTAGAAACAGACCAGCTCATCCTCGAGTTCTATACTCCTGGTGAGCCAAACAGCGGATGGATCCATGCAAGTTGGATACCGTATCAACCCAGAAGACAATTCTTGCATGCTTACAGAGAAGATAAAAAAGTTAAGTATAAACCTATAATAGGAAAGGCAGTCGATCTAGTATGACAATAGGAAGATCTCAAATGACACAACAAATTGATGGTAAATTACGTGGTGCAAAGAAACAAAAAAAGAAGAAGCTTCAAGTTAAAAAACCCAATAAAAAGAATTCTAGGACATTTACTGTTTAAGCCAAAAGTGGTACAATCTAAGAAGTTGTACAACCGTAAGAGGCTTAAAAATGACGAAGTTATGTAGTCGAGGCAAAGCGGCCGCTAAAAGAAAATTTAAAGTGTACCCTTCGGCGTACGCGAACGCTTATGCTTCAAAAATATGTGCTGGTAAGATAAAGGACCCATCTGGAAAGAAAAGAAAAGATTGGGGACCTAAAAAAGCTTATCAAGGTAAATTCATCCAAGTAGAAATGGATGGCCAATCTTATAGTAATCCGTCTCTTGTAAATTATTATGGAGACTTGATAGATGAGTAAGGATGGTCTAAAGAAATGGTTCAAGGAAAAATGGGTAGATATTGGAGCGAGAAAAAAAGATGGTTCATATCAAGAGTGTGGACGAAAGTCTGCGAGTTCTTCAAAGAGGAAGTACCCAAAGTGCGTACCACTTGCAAAAGCCACTCGGATGACAAAGTCGCAAAAGGCATCTGCTGTCAAACGAAAACGTGCCGCCCCGAACACTGGCCCTAAGCCAAGTAATGTTAAAACAGCTTTTATGGGAGGAATGATCCCTGCTAATCCTGCTCAAGCAATAGCTGCAGTACAACAAGGATCACCACAAGACTATATAAATTATAAAATGCAAGGTAATGTACAACCAATTGAAAATGTAACCAAGCCTATCGAATCTGTAGAAAAACAAAAAGTTGAAGAAAAAAATACAGGTGGTTTAGTATTTACTAAATCAATACAACAAGACTATTATAACGATTTATTATAAGGAGGAAAACTATGATGAAAACTATGCCAGGTGGCGGAAATGCTTACGCAAGAATGTCTTCTCTTAAGACTGAAAAAGCTAAATACGGTAAAGAGATGAAGAAGAAAAAAGATAAGAAGAAAAAGAAAAAAGATAAATAATGGCTACAAGCGGCACAACATCTTTTGATTTATCTATCGATGAGATAGTAGAAGATGCCTATGAGAGAATAGGTATGAGAATTAATTCTGGTCATGATATTAAATCAGCTAGAAGAAGTTTAAATATTTTATTCTCAGAATGGGGTAATAGAGGTGTGCATTTATGGAAAGTAGCTTTAAATGAAGTTGCTTTAGTTGCAGGTCAAGCTAACTATACAGTACCTACTAATGTTAGTGACGTACTAGAAGCATATATTTCAAATGCATCAGGAACTCCTGGAACAACCACTAATGATTTAACTTTATCTAAAATTGATAGATCAGCTTATGCCGCTTTACCAAACAAAGGTGTCCAAGGACAGCCTTCACAGTATTACGTAGATAGACAAACAACACCAGTTATTTATCTATATCAAACTCCAGACTTATCTACATATACTTATTTAAAATACTATTCAATTAACAGAATAGAAGATGCAGGTGCTTATACAAATACTGCAGATGTATCTTACAGATTTATTCCATGTATGATTTCTGGATTAGCTTATTACTTGGCTATGAAACGTTCTCCAGAAAGAATGGAAATTTTAAAAATGTCTTATGAAGACGAAATGAAAAGAGCTTTAGAGGAAGATGGTTCTAGAACAAGTTTATTTATAACTCCAGAGAGTTATTTTCCGCAGGGGTAGATTATGGGAAGATTTGCAAGAGGTAGTAGAGCATTAGCAATATCAGATCGATCAGGAATGCAATTTCCTTATCAAGAAATGGTAAAAGAATGGAATGGTTCCATTGTCCATTATTCGGAGTTCGAGAAAAAACATCCCCAGTTAGATCCTAAATATCATGCTGCCGATCCTCAAGCTTTAAAAAAAGCTAGACCTGATACTTCTAGAGGAACAGGAATTACTGTATCTTTAGATCCTAAATATTGGGATGGTCAATTTACATCAAATGGAATGCAGCCTAGTATATCTCCAACAGAAGAAAATAATAAAAGACAAGCTGGAGTATCTATTGGAACAGTAACAGTGAGTATAACATAATGGCTACTTATAAATTTTATTATTCAACAACTGAAATAGCTTCTTTAGAAGAAAACTATGAATCTTCTGAAAATATAAAAAATGTAGAGACGGCTTTTAGAAATGATAAAGGTACTGTAGAATCTATAACAAGAATAGATATAGTAGCTGATCCTGATGAAATTAACACAGATGAAGCTTTAGGATATGTGAGGACATAATGGCAATAAGTTATTCAGATTTTTTAACACAGGTAAGAAACTACACAGAAGTAGATTCTAATGTATTATCCGATACATTAATTGCACAATTTATCAGAAACACAGAACTCGATATTGCTGGTAAAGTGGATTATGATGAAACTAGAAAATATGCGACTTCTTCTTTTACAGCTAACAAAAGATACTTAGTAATGCCAGCAGATTTTTTAATCATTAGGTCATTACAGGTATTTTCTACTACAGACCAGACAGGTGATCGTACTTTTATGGAAAAAAAAGACACTAGT